CTGATAAAAAAGCCAATATTGTCATGTTCAAACGACAGAACATATTGCAAACATCAGCGCCGTATTCCGCTCTGGAATTAGTGTTTGAACTCCCTCAATCGTTTGGACTTTCAGACTTTCATTTTGATCCTCCGCTTTATTTCCCGTCACTTTGCGACTTTGGATTTATGGCAAACGTGTCAGCATCGACTGTTGATATATCAGTTGGCTTTGGCATGATGGAGTTCACAGCTAGATGAAATGTTGCGATCTCAATTCAGGCAAGCTCAAGGAACCCGTGACGTTCCAGCGCAAGACGCTCACAAGCGACGGTGCAGGCGGCATGACTCAGGTTTGGGCTACCCTAAGCGGAGCACCGACAAGGGCCTACGTGGTGCCTGTGAGCGGCTCCGAACGCTATGCCTCCGACCGTGTTGAGGCGACGATAAGGCTTCGTCTTGTCGTTAGATATACGACAACCCTGCGAGAGAGTGACCGCGTACAAATCCGCAACAAGCTCCATAACATCCGTTTCATTGACAACATCGAGTTCGCCAATAAGTGGTTGCAAGTCGACATTGATGGTGGAGTTGCGGTGTGAGGGACGTAAGGGTTGAAATCAAGGGGCTAAAAGAGGTCCAGGATGCGATCCGATCCTTTGATGGTGACATATCGAGGCAGTTGAACTTGATCGTCAATGCGGCAGCATTGGAATCCGTGAATGATATCAAGAAGGCAATCCAAGGTCCACCCAAGACAGGCAATATATACAAGCGCGGGACCAAGACGCATCAGGCATCAAGAGCAGGTGAAGCCCCGGCAACCGATGCGGGCTTTCTCGTTTCATCAATCTACAACGAAGATCGGGGCTATCTATCTAAGGCCATAGGGTCTCGCCTTGACTATGCCTATTACCTTGAGTTCGGAACCTTCAGAATGGGTGGCCCTAGCGGTGCTCGTCCCTCTTGGGTTCCCGCCGTCGAGCGTGCAATTCCCAAGATGCTAAAGCGGGTCAATATTGCAATCGCCAAGGCCAAGGCCAGAGCGGAGAAAACAACAAAATGAAATCCGACGATCTGCAACAGGCTATCTACACCAGGCTGACGGAAGAGAGCGAGCTAGAACTGGATTTCTTGCTCAACACCTACTTGAACCGCTCAACCCCGGAGGGCAGCGTCACCCCTCTTTTGTCTACGGCATACCTCCCTTTAGCTGCGATCTTTACCGACGTCCCGCAAGCCGATGATTCCGAACTCGAAACCATGTTTCCGTTCATCACAATTGGCGGAGACACGATCAACCCGTTCGATTCCAAGGACGATCTCGGCGGTTCTGCAATCGTGCAGATCGACGTTTGGGATCGCGCTTCCTCGATGCTCCGGTTGAAAACAATAACAGATGCCGTTGATGCTCGCTTGCGCCGCCAGCCCCTTGCAATTTCCGGTGTGACGCACATCACAACCGAGTTGGATTCCTGCGTATTTTCCCGTGACCCGGACGGGAAAACCAAGCGGGCCTTGATTCTGTACCGTGTATTGTGGATTGCCTAGTTTCCGTGATAGAATAGGCGAAACGAAAGGTTGATTTTGATGGCTCTCTCTGGCCGCTCTGTCCGTATTAGCCGAGCTGGTTCGAACGTCGTTGGTGCTCGCACCGACAGCGTGACGATCAACAATGAGCCTCTCGACATTACCGATAAAGATGATTTGGGCTGGCGCACCATGCTTGGAGATGTCGGGTTGCGCTCCGTGTCATGCGAGATCGAAGGCGTACTGAAGGATACTACGCTGCTGGCTGACACCATGGGAACCGCCTCCACGGCTCTCCTCAAGGAATGCGTTGTCACCATCTCTGGCATCGGAACCCTGACGGGCGATTTCTATCTTCAGAACTTTCAGGTCGGTGCCGAACAGGCCGATGTCGTGACATTCACGGCAACCCTTGAGAGCGGCGAGAGCATGACTGCTACACTTGGCCCGTACAATACCGTGCTTCCGGCGATCACCGGAACGCTTTCCGGGACTAATGTTCAGACCACGACGAACGGCACATGGGCGGGTGATGCAACCATCACGTTCGCCCGTCAGTGGCAGCGCGGCAATGTGGCCGATGGCAATGATCCGTCTTGGACCAACATCGCCAGCGCGACAAACACCACCTACACTCTCACAGGTTCCGACACCGGAAAATATATTCGGTGCCGCGTAACGGCCACCAACAGCGTCGGGTCTACGGTGGCATTCTCCAACATTCGTGGACCCGTTACCTAAGGAAAGGAACTAAAACATGGCCGCAATCGCAGGTCGCAAGGTTCGCATCAAGCGCGGCGCTACTGCCGTCGCTGGAGCGCGAGCCGATAGCTTTACCATTAACAACGAACCAATTGACATCACCGAAAAGGACGATGCTGGTTGGCGCAAGTATCTAGCCGATGTTGGCGTTCGCTCGATTGATGCCGAGGTTGAAGGCATCCTTGAGGATACCACGTTCCTGGCTCTTGCCGTTGGCACCGCTTCGGCTCTCCTCGAGGCCTACACCATCGAGCTTCTTGGTCTTGGTTCATTCACCGGAAACTTCTTCCTTGCCACCTTTGCGGTGACGGGCGAACAGGCCGATGCCACGACCTTCACGGCGTCCATTCAGTCTTCCGGCACCATCACCTTCACGGCTTCGTAATGGCTGTATTCCGCGAGCTTACAATCAACTGGAAGGGGAAGGACTACAAGTTCGTCCCCTCCATGAAACTCATGCGCTCCATCGAGATGGCAGACATTTCCTTCACCGACATTGCGGTGCGTACATCGCAAGGCCGACCGCCGATCTCGCATATTTCATTTGTCTTGGCAAAGATGCTTGCCGCAGCCGGATGCAAGGTTCACGACGAAGAAGTATATGGCGAATTGATTGGAGGCAGACAAGATCAAGTTACAAATCTGATCTCGCTTGTCTTGATGGCGTTCTCTCCTTCGGAGACTAACCCAAAAAACAACGACGCCCAGACCGAGAGCCAGTCGGAGGCGAGGGCGACGGAGAACACGGACAACTAGACTGGGATGGAATGTATCTTTGGGCGAGGCAATGGGGTATTCAGCCGAGCGAATTTTGGGAGATGACTATTCCCGAGTGGTGGCTAGAATACGAATTGAAATCGCCTCAAGACGCTAAAGAGAAGTACGCCGGAAAATTAACTAGGGCCGATGTTGAGGAATTAAAGGAAATATTACATGGCTCAAGTTAGCGGCATCGAAGTCAAGTTCAGCGCGGACACAGCCAACCTTGAGCGCGGCATCAGCAAGGCTCAAGGTGCTATCTCTGGCTTTGCAAAGGGTGCGGCTGCTGCTCTTGCTGGTGCGCTTTCGGCTGGAGTTTTTATCGCGGCGGGCAAGGCTGCGCTGAACTATGCCGATGACATCGGCAAGATGGCTCAGAAGGTTGGTATCTCAACCGAGGCGCTTTCCGCTCTTGCCTATGCGGCAAAACTCTCCGACGTATCTCTTGGGGAATTGCAAGTCGGTATTCAGCAGCTTTCTAAAAACATGGAAGCTGGCAGCGAAGGGCTGACGGCTCTTGGCATCAGTGCAATTGATGCCAGTGGCAATCTTCGTTCTACAAATGAGGTATTTCTAGAAATAGCGGAATCTTTCGCTGGAATGGAAGACGGCGCTGGCAAGACTGCCATAGCTATGAATATCTTTGGCCGATCTGGTACTAGCCTTATTCCGATGCTGAATGCAGGCCGCAAGGGCCTCTCGGAGATGTCACGCGAAGCAGAGATCCTTGGCGTTGTAATATCGGAAGACGCCGCAAGGGCAGCAGAGCAATTCAACGACAATCTTACCCGTTTGCAATCGGCTCTGGATGGGCTTGCTCAACAAGTCGTGGCAGACGCTCTCCCGGCTATGATTGATTTAACAGAAGCTTTCCTTGAACTAATCAAGGTCGGCTCGCCTTTTAGAAATTTCATCACTAGCACAGCTTCATTTCTTGATGAGTGGGGGCCTTCATTTGCCAACACGAAGCGAGAGATTGACGGCATTACCGAGGCTCTGCGTTATCTTGGATTGATTGAACCAAAGCCTCTTGAACTCGACGTTTATGGTGGCGATCTTCCATTGGGTGAGGATACTCGACCCGATCAAAAGACCAAGCCACCAAGGCTTCCCGGAACTGAAACCGACACCAAAACCGACTCCGACAAAATGCGCGAGCCTGGAATATATCGCGAGGAAGACCCATTCTTCATTGATCGGCTTGAGCAAATTCGCGAACAGTTTAGCACCGAGCGTGAAATTCTTGCGGAAGAGTATACGCTCAACCAAGAAGTGCTCGACAACGCACTTGCGAACAAGTTGCTCTCTGAGCAAGAATATTATGATCTCTCGCGTAAGCTGGCAGAAGATCACGCTACATCTGTCTCATCAATTCAGTCTCAACGTCTTGATGGTGATCTAGCTGCCGCTTCAAGTTTCTTTGGGTCAATGGCTTCCATTGCGGCATCTGGCGGCAAAAAGTTTCTGAAGGTGCAAAAGGCCATGGCCGCTGCACAGGCCATCGTTGACACGATCCGAGCGGCAGTGTCTGCCATGAATGATCCGACGGCTATTACTCTCCCGCAAAAAATCGCAAACTATGCAGCCGTGATGGCGCAAGGCATGAGCGCGGTTGCTGCAATCAAAGGCGTCTCAGAAGGCGGCGGAGGTGGTGGTGGCGGCGGAGGTGGTGGACGCATGGGCGGCGGCGGTGGTGGTACATCCTCAGCGCCAGCCGCATCCTCGCCCACCACGACGTTCTCTTTCACGCTCATGAATGACCCGATGGGTTTTGGCGAGAAGTTCGCCCGTCAATTCATCGACCAACTCAATAGCACGCAGCGCAATGGCGGGCAGATTCGCGGAGTAATAGCCTAATGCCTGATGTCAAGATTAGTGCCCTAACCTCGGCTACAACTCCTCTTTCTGGAAGCGAGCTTATGCCTTTGGTGCAAAGTAGCACCACCGTAAAAGCAACTGTTTCTGAGGTAACTGCGTCTTGTGCAAAACTAGCTTCGGCGAACACATTTACAGCCACGCAGACCATCAATGGCGCAAGACTTTTGATGAACTCAAACACAGACTATGAACCGCAGACGCAGCTAACCCACGCTGGCGCTACTGCGGCTTCTGCTGGTTATGTTATCCTGAACCGAGCGCGTGGAACATACGGTTCCCCGACAATCGTTTCAGTGGATGATCAGATTGGAAACATACTATTCCAAGGCCACGATGGAACAACGTATCGTCCATTGTCCGCGATTAGTTCGAGTGTGGATGCAACACCAGGCGCAAACGACATGCCAGGGCGATTGTCGTTTCTGACAACGCCTGACGGCAGCAGCAGCCTATCAGAAGGTATGCGCCTCAATAACAGCGGATACCTTCTGATTGGTTATACGGCTTCCAACGGAGCTTACAGGCTTCAGGTAAACTCGCAAATCTTTGCAACATCCGCTACGATTGCAACGTCGGACGGTAACTACAAGGAAGACATAACGCCCCTTGACGGCGCACTTGATCTTGTCGCCGCGCTCAATCCTGTTCAGTTTTCGTGGAAAGAGCATCCTGTCCATAACTTCGACCGAGCGCAACCGACTGTTGGCTTCATCGCCCAAGAGGTTCAGCAGGCCCTAGCTGATACGCCATATCTAAACTCAATCGTGAAGGCCAACATGTGCACGATTGAGCCGGAACAGTTAGACGATGAAGGCAACGTAACAAAGCCCGCCGTTACTGAAGAGTTCCTTGGCATCGCAGAGGGCAACATGATTGCGCTGTTAACCAAGGCTATTCAAGAATTGAAGGCTGAGTTTGACGCATACAAATCGAGCCATCCATGACCATATCAACCGCCAATTATACAGTCGGCACGAATGAGCCGCTCAACCACGCGCGGATTCTCTACGCGCCGATTAGCGGCACTGTGGCTGGTGATGGAAGCAACCTTGCCTATGCGCTCAATGATTACACATCGCAACGCTGGTCGCTTATTCCTGGCGCTAACAATTGGAATTTGACCACCACTGCGGATGCGGAGATTGATTGCGTTTTCATCGCGGCGCACAATCTCGCCGGGAAGGTTGTCACGATCCAGACAAGCGATACGGTTGGCGGGGCTTATACAACCAGAGCAACGGTGACGCCAAGCGACAACACTACGATTTGCCTAATCTTCAACAACAGCACAGGCTATGTATACACGATCAGGGAGCTTAGGCTTTCCGTCGATGATGGAACTGACATTGCCATCGGTGTCATTCGCGCTGGCAAAGCTCTCCAAATGCCCATCCCGATCTACGGCGGGCATAGGCCGTTGAACCTCAATCGCGTCACGGAAGCGCAGCAACAGTTCTCGGAAGCCGGTCAATGGCTCGGTCGCATCATCAAGCGCCGTGCCGTCACGAGTGCTTATGAATGGGAGTATCTTAAGGCGTCTTGGTACGACACATACTTCGAACCGTTCGCCCAGACGCTCCCACTCAACCCGTTCTGCATCGCTGGCAACCCTTCCAAGATCGGATCGGATGTTGGCTTTGTGTGGACCGACCGTGACCTAGAGCCGACGCAAATGGGCATCCGCACTTATCGCTCGGTGTCCATCGGCGTGACGGGATATTATTAATGGCAACCTTCGCCGCCAGGCCGATTGAGATCGTCGAAATCATTCAGCCGCTATGCTCGCGGGTGTTTGGAGTTTCGCCTTGTCTCGGCACTGGCGATGCGTGCTGGAATACAGACGCAACGTGCAAGTATCGCTCGGCTCTTGATCTGTCTCAATCAATCAATCTCCGCTTTGTTCAAGATGCGGTTTATGATTGGCAAGACAACAACATAAACCTACTGGCCGAGAACGGGAACATTCTCACAACG